ATATTGGATAAATATTAATATAGGAAGTAGGTGTTTTATGGCTACAGTTGAGGAATTAGTTCAAAAAATCGATACCTTATCAGCACAGCGTGTTAGTACGGAAGTATTTAACGGAGCAATAGGAGAGCTTAAAAGTGCTATTGAAAAAAGAAATGAAGATGTAGAAAAGGAAACACAAAAAATATACGGAACTGTTGAAGAAACTAAAAAAGCTTTGGCGGAAGAATTCGCGCAAAAATTAGCCGATGCGGCTAAACAATTCCAGACTTTTAATATTACGCAAAATGGCGGATCTAAAGTAGAGATCCCAGATGTTAAGACATACGGCGAATGCTTTGGTGAGTTTATGTATAAGGTCCGAAATAATCCGGATGCATTAAAAATATTAAGCGAGAACACCGGAAGCCTTGGCGGTTATCTAGTGCCACCGGCTTGGAGTAATACGATTTTAAAAAGAAGTATCGAAGCCGCTTTAGTTAGAGGTTTTGGACCTTCTACAATACAACTACCATCCCCAGAGTTTAACATACCAATGATTATATCAACATCGAACGCGACAAGTTTTTACGGTGGAGTTATGACATATTGGGGATCGGAAGCAACAAACTTATCAAGTTCAAAAACTGCACCAAAATTTGGTAAATTGTCATTATCTGCACACAAGTTATTTGGATATACCGAAGCGTATGAAGATTTAAACAAAGATTCTTTTAAAGCTTTGGGACCATTGCTTCAACAAACTTTTGGCGATGCTTTAGGATTTGAGGAAGATATTGCATTTTTCCACGGCGATGGAGTAGGAAAACCTTTAGGCGTAACAAGCGCGCCATGTAGGGCAACAGTAGCAAGGGCAACAGCTAGTCAGATTCATACTATTGATATTGTAACTATGTTGTCAAGGTTTAATGGCCGATTAGACAGGGCTGTTTTTACTGCTAATCAATCATGTATTCCATATATTTACACTTTACAAGATGCCGCAGGATCTTATATTTGGCATCCTGGAAATAATGGAAATATTGCGGGAGCGTCCCCGGGGTCAATTTACGGTGTGCCTTTGGTAATAACTGAAAAGGCTAAAGCGTTAGGAACTGAGGGCGATATTGGATTAGAAGATTGGTCCCAATACATAATTGGCGATATGCCAGGAATTAGAATCGAAGAGTCAACAGAATATAAATTCGGTGAAGATATCAGATGCTGGAAGATGATAAAAAGGTTAGAGGGAAAACCTTGGCTTCCAACAACAGTAACACCAAGATACGGCGGAAGCACATTGAGTCCGTTTGTATTCTTAACTTAAGGAGGGACGTTATGAATAAATTTACTGAAATGGTAACAAGTAGCGTCCAAATAGCCGCTACATTAACAAGCGCACAGAGTTCAACAAATTTGTTAGATTTTAGCCCTTACGATAAATTTGTAGTTCAAGGTTTGGCGTCAAAACCTATTGACGCGACTACCTTTGTGGGCAATATAACCGTAACTGTATACGAGTCAACAGCTAGTACATGGAACGGAGCGGTGGCAACCGCAATGACGTCATTTACCAAAACCGCGGCATGTACAAGCGGAGCGGTAGGAAATGTTAGAGTCGAAATACGTGAAGATGACATGAGTATAAATGGGGGCCGTAGATACGTAGGAATTAGAATGGCCGCGTGGACTAATACGGACATGTTTTGTGTCGTTGAGAGATACCGCGGAAATTATGAGCCTTTAGAATAAAATAATTATTATAAAAAAGCGCGCTCCTTTGTAGTTGGAGAGCGCTTTTTAATTAAAAGGAGGTAAAAAATGAATCAATTAGTTAATAATTTTAATAGTTTGGCGAGCGTATCGCAAGCCACCGCAACGGTTGGCACCTCGTCCTCAACTATTTTAGCGGCGAATGCCAATAGGACCTATGCAATTTTAGTTAATTATGGCACCGTAAACGTAACCCTTGGAATAGAAGCCGCGGCGGTTTTAAATAAAGGTATTGTACTTCCAGCGGGTGGCGGATTTTATGAGATGTCAGTCCAGTATGGGAATAATGTTAGGGGACTGGTAACGGCCATTGCAGACACAACCGTGACAAGTATAAGTTATTTGGCGAGCGGTGGTGGTAGATAATGCCATACGGTATTAATTTAAAACAAAGAAACAGGCGTTTGAATTTTGGAAATAGATATGCCCTCGATGATATTCCAGGCGGTGTTGAAAACAATGTTTTATGGTTAAGCTATTATCAAATGACTAATCGCCGAAACGATGAATGTTTTAGGCTCAGAGACTTAACGACATCGGATGAATGGGATATCGGTAGGATCAACGGGTATGTTGATTATGTTAGAGTTTTAAATTTACTCGGAGGGCATACTGGATTAGCTACGAAAATATATAATAATACATGGGCTGCCGGAGCTCAAGATGCTATACAGGTTGATGTTGCGAACATGCCTGTTGTAGCTGAGGGTGGAGTTTTTCACCACAATGGGTTTAAATTTGTAAAGGCTAGCAGTAATTATATGCAAATAACAGATTATGCAGGGGTGCAGATTATAGAACCTCCATTTTCTTTTTATGTAAATTATTACAATATTACATCGCAGTCTTATTCGTATGTATTTTCTAAAAGAGACGTTGATATATATCAATACGAATTATCCATAAATGCTACTACTGCTAGACCTAGAATATTAGATTCGACGGCACTTGTACTAGATAATAACGAAACTGGAAATAATAAAATATTAGGTGCGTGGATTGGAAAAGGAAGTAATGAGTTTAAATGTATTTGTAATATCGCTACGGCTGAAATGACAAGAAACGGAACATTAACTAATACAGGTAGTTTTTATATTGGTTCAAGATTTAGTCCAGCGGGATTTTATGACGGAAATATAAAAACAATAGCAATATCAGCCGATAATTTATATTCATACTACAACATACTAGCAGCGAGGTGTTAAAATGACTAACTGGCTATTATTCGATACTTATGATGAAGCTAAACAAGCAGAACAGAAAATATTATCTAATCTTAATGCTAATTGGCATAATAAAGCAAAGGGCTATAGTATTATTAGTCAATTGGATAATAAGTTATTCGGATTTCCAAAGCCCGGAAATGATTATCCCGCGAATAATATAAAAGATGTAATTTGTAAAGAAGAATTGTTATATACAAATGATTGGTTTACAAAAACCTTAAGCATATTTGCTTAAGGTTTTTCCTTATGTTAAAATAAAAGAAAAACGGAGGGCGCAAAATGAATAAAAAAATAATTGTAATTGCCTCCCCATCTACGGGGTGGTATAATTTCGAAGCCGTAGCGGCGTTGCTATCACTTCAAATACCCGAAGGGTATCAGTTTATGTTTAACTTTATTTCTAATTGTCTAATTTATGATGCACGGGAAAAGCTTGTCGAGTACGCGCAAAGCGTAAACGCTGATTATATTTTCTTTTTAGATTCTGATATGGTACCACCATCCGATACGATACAATCCTTGGTGGCGCATGATAAAGATATAATAAGTGGTATGATATTTAGACGTAAATACCCATTCCAGCCATGTTTTTATATGAAATGCGATCTAACCAAAACAAACGAACCTATTTTCGAGGGTCCAATGGAACCCGAAAAATGGCCTAAAAGCGGGGCTTTTGAGTTCGAGGGTTTTGGGCTTGCTTGTTGCTTAATAAAGATGGACGTTTTTGATAATATCAAAAAACCCTACTTTTTTCCACGTCCCAATGTTGGGGAGGACCTTACATTTTGCCTAAAAGCTAAGAAGGCAGGATATAAAATGTGGGTCGATTTTGGGGTCGATTGCGCGCATATGGGAAATTTTCCAGTCATAAAAGAAAGTTACCAAAATTCGTTAACGTCATGGTTACAAGATCCGGCCAACAAGGGAAAATTGATCTTTGGGGGTGAGGAATAATGGGTATAATTGGTGGCATGTTAGTAAAAAACGAAGCCGATCGGTGGATTTTGAAAGCTTTTAATCAAATGCGACAGATATGCGACAAAGTCGTTATATTAGATGATTGCTCAACAGATAATACGGTGGAAATAGCTAAAAGCTGTAATTTTGAGGTCCTATATTCTAATAAAAGTTATTGGGAAATTGACGAGTTAAAACAGCGTAAAAGGCTTTTTAATGCTCTTTGGTATACCGCGAGAATCGACGATTTAATATTAATACTCGATGCCGATGAGATACTACACGGAAATTGGGACGTCATAAAATACGGATTACTTGGAATATCGAATAGATATAAAACGGTAACATTTAAGCTTTACGATATGTGGTCCGATACTCAATATAGAAGTGACAAATATTGGAACGCGCATGAGCGTGATTGGCCAATGGCCGTAAGAAAAACGGTATTAGGGATCAATCAATGGAACGAACAAGGATTACATTGCGGGAGATTCCCGATAAATAAAATGGTGTGCCCCATAAGTACTTCATTAAAAATTAAGCATATGGGATGGAGCACTCAAAAGGATCGAGAGGAAAAGTATAAAAGGTATCTGCGAATTGATCCAAATGGCGAATACGGAATACTTGAACAATATTTAAGTATATTGGATCCGGATCCGAATTTAAAATTGTTTGAGGAGGTGTTTAAATTTGAAGTTAACTAATGAATTTTCGGATCGTAAAGGAGAAATTTTATTTTTCCTGGACCATTATAAATATTTATCGGGAAAAATTTTAGACATCGGATGCGGCACCGGGAATATGGCGGAATACTATCCGGATTATACCGGTATTAGTACAAATCCGACAGAGGTTGACGCAGGAAAACAACGAGGACGTAATATTATATTATGCGATAGCCACGACTTATTGTACCATTTTAAAGTGAATTCCTTCGATGGGTTTATAATGTGGGATTCGTTGGAACATTTTTACAGTCCATTATTGGCTTTGCATAATGCCGAAATGATTTTAAAAGAAGGCGGAAGAGGTTTAATATTTATGCCGGGCCAAAATTGGCTTGACTGCAAAGATCATATCCATGTAATGACAAAGCCGCAAATGCTACATTTAATCAATAAAGTCGGGAAATTGGAAGTTACGTGTTATCCTAAACGGTATGAGGATCCAACGATTTATTGTGAAGGAATGGCCGTTTACGAAGTTAGAAAAAATTCTGAAAAGGAACAAGTGTTTAAATTATGGGGATAAAAGATAAATGCGACTATGCAGGTTTTAGGAATGCCGGATTACTTTGGTGGGTTAATATGATTTTACATACTTTTGGATGGGTAATAAAAGTAAAAATTGAAGGTGATGGATCCGTATCAGATATGTGGCCCGAACGTACAAAATGGCGGGGTTTTAGTATGAAAGACAATCAAGAAGGATATATAAAAGTATCCCATTATTTAAAAGAAAATGTTGACGAACTTTTAAAAGAATCTAAAGAATAGCAATTTTTTGGGGATAGCCCGACGGGTTGATGGGATGAGGTGCGCCCCTCATCTCTCCCCAAAATTAACAAGGAAAATGGCGCAAAAAATTTATTTATTGGAGGCGTAAAAAATGATTAATTTAATTTTAGTATATCCACCACACAAAGCTAGTAACGACGGGTTACACGGACAGGATCGCGATTGGTTCCCAATCGGCATTGCATCTTTGGCGGCGTATATTGAAACAAAAATAAAAGATATAAAAATAACATGTTTGGATCTATTTGATTTAAACGAGGACGAGGCAAAAAGTAAAATATTTAATCTTTTATCCGAAGAGGATATAAATTATATTGGATTTACATTAATGACAGAGCAAAGACATCAAGCGTTAGACTTAATTGATGAATTAAAGAGCTATTATGTTACGGACCAGTATAATATTAAAACTTTTGTAGGAGGTCCGCACGCCTCAATTATGTATCAACAGTTAAGCGAATACGAGGAAATTGACCATATAATTGTGGGAGAAGGCGAAAAGGGATTAGAATATTTATTAACTAATCCAAAGGCTGAAAAGATAATCAAACAGGGTGAACTACCGATTGAAGAAATACCTTTGGCAGTTAATGGGTTAAAGTATTTTGATGAAGTAAAATTAGGCGATCAAGCGCCCATTATATTCTCGAGAGGGTGCACAGACCGATGTTTTTTTTGTTCAACATATAAGACATGGAAAAAGTATAGAACACGCACACCTGAGGATGTATTTAGGGAAATGCGCTTATTTGAAAGTTTATATAATATAACAGATTTTAAATTCCATGATGATAGCGCAACAGCTAATAAGGAAAATTTATTACCTTTATGTAGGCTATTAAATTCGTTCGAACCAAAATTTACTTTTGAAATGACCGCGCGCGCGGATCAATTAGATGAAGAATTAATATATAATTTAAAACAAGCTGGATTGATAAAAATTGCACTGGGGATAGAATCAGGATCCGAAAAACTTCGAAACGCGATGAATAAAAAACTTGATATCGAAAAGGCGAAGGAGAATATCGCTTTACTTAAAAAGCATAAAATTAAAGTGCATCTTCTTTTTATTGTTGGTTATCCAGGAGAGACAAAGGAAACCATTGAGGAAACAAGGCAATTTATTATCGAAACAAATCCGGATGCTTTTTCGAATCTTCCGGGATTGATGATAATACCGGGGACGCCAATATATAATAAATTAGTTCGGGATGGATGGATTGATGATACCTATTGGTTATCGAGGAAACCGGCGCCATATTATACGGGTGAGCACTCAATGGATACCTTAAGGGCGTTTAATAATAGATTGCGTATTATTAAACCTTTAAAAATTATGATTGCCGGAGTTGTAAATCAAAAACCTGAAATATTTAAAGCCTATTTGGAAGGGATCAATAATTTAGAAACCGGATCCCATATAGTTACAAGCAAATATTTTATCCTGCATAATTCAGATAATTTAAAAGAATTTTTAAACGAGGGTGAATATGAAACAGTAAATAACCATTTAACACACGATATGAGCCATACATGGACTTATGAAAAATTTAAATTCATGGCGGATCAAAAAAATAAATTAATTCAGATAGCGTATAAAGCCGAAGCGGATTATATTTTTTGGATTGATTCGGATCTTATAGTGCAACCGCCGACATTAGAACATCTAATTGATAGAGGTGCACCGATAGTTGGAGAAATATTTTGGACCATATGGCCCGGAAATAAAGAGAATAAAGAACTGCCAAATTGTTGGGACGCAGATCACTATTCCTTCGCATCCGATCCGGAAGAATTAAGAAAACCCGGATTATATGATGTTGGCGGCACAGGAGCTTGTATTTTAGTACATATGAGCGCGTATAAATTTGCAAATTACTCCCCGATTCCTAATGTTACATTTTCAGCCTGGGAGGATAGGGCATTTTGTATTAGAGCCGCGTGTGCGAGCATTCCAATTTATATTGACACAGTTTATCCGGCAGAGCATTTATATACTGATGAACTCTATAATAAATGGTATAATAAAAATAAAGGGGGAGGGGTAAAAGTTGAATAAGTTTTTAACATATAGCGACGAGCAGTTAAAAGATTTTGTTGAAATGCCAGTCGAGTGGTGGTCAAGGCCATACGAATACGCGTTCGCGGCTAAGTATTTGGTCAAGAATCAAAATATTGTTGACGCCGGGTGCGGAATAGAACACCCGTTTAAATGGTACGCGGCAAAAAAAGTAAAAAAGGTTATAGCCATTGATATGGACGAGAGAATTTTAAAACTTAAAAATAATGAGCCTATAACTAAAGGGGATCCGTTAACATTACAAATGCTATCCCGAAAGGGGGACGACAAAAATATTGATTTCATTCACGGAAGTTTTACAGAAAATAAAGATATTGCGGGAATGGATAGGGTTTTTTGTATATCCGTATTTGAGCATATGAAACCAGATGAACAGAAAAAAGCCATAGAAAACTTTTTTAATATGTTAAAACCCGGTGGAATGTTAGTTATGACTTTAGATTATCCGATGGCGAAACCGGATATAATTTACAATATGGCTAAAGAATGCGGATTTGATCTTGATAAAGCGAAATACGAAGCGGATAACGAGTTAAATATTTGTACGCGTCAATACGGAAATATTAAAGTTTTCACGCTTGTTGCGACAAAGCCAAAAATTATTGAAGAAAAGAAGGAAGAAAAGAAGGTGAAATAATTGATTAAATTATTAACCGCCGCAACGACCTCCATTTTAGGCATAACAGCAACAAAAAATTATTTAAAAGTTGAACATTCGCAAGATGATACATTAATTACTCAAATGATTGAGGCGTCAATATTATTCGTAGAAAACTATTCAGGTTTTAAGACGTCCCCGGAGACCTGGGAGCAGTACGAAACCGGGGATGTTGCCAAAATTAATTTAGATTTGGCACCGGTTGATTCAATTAATAGTATTACCGAATACGACGATTTTGATAGCACTGGAAGCCTTTTGACAGCGTCGACCGATTTCAGGATCGCGGGAAATGATCTAATTCATGTTGACGGATATTGGCCGAAGCGGCGAGAAGTTGACGGAT